TTGTCACGTTCAATTTGCATTGTGTGAGAATAACCAACCACAGTCTGATACATATTTGGCTTACGCTTCCTTGTTTTTTGATCTTTTTTATTCAACATACCCACCACCATAAACCAAATGACAAACCCTACACTTTAACGCACCATCAAGAAATGTATCGCACCTCACACAATTACCATTGGCGGCTCTCTTGGCAAACAAACCATCACCCTGCTGGATGGTGTTAGATACTTTGCCAGTGCCATCGCAATACTCGCAATCCTCTGGCACAACCTCAGTCGGATCAAAGTAATCCCTTACATAAGAGAAACCTTTGCCTTTGCATTTACTGCATGGCTTGGTTGTAGAAGTCATTGGGCGTTACCTCACCGTTGGTTGCTAGTAAAATCTTACGCATAGTTTCTGGACAAGGAAAGCGTCTTAAATAAACATAATGGCAAATGGCAGAACGAGAAAGACCGCACCGTCTAGCCATCTTTGACTGCGTTATCCTATTGATTTTCATATACTCTTTCAATGTCATAATTTTATTGTAAATGATTGTTGACTGTGTGTAAACAGAATGATAGTGTCTGGGAAAGCATGGGGAAGAAAGGGATTGGCATGAAGGAATCACCACAACAGTTAAAAGACATGGGCTTATACCATGACAGTGCAAGCGGAGCTACAGCAACTAAGGATGAGATGTTCTTAAAGCTATGGCTACGCAAGGAGCATAAGATGAGTTTTCCTATGGCTGCTAGGCCGTGGGCTGGAATATCAGTGCAGCATGGTGCAAACCTTGCGCTTGGGCTGCAAGACTACAACGAGATCATTGGACAACAAGAAGGTATGTCCATTGCAGAAGCCACCCGACATATGATGAGCAAGTACGATGAGTACAAGCCTAGAGATTGGGATGACGGCAAGGACGCTGAAGAGTTTGATGCGTTCAGAGAAGTGCTGCCAGAAATGATGGCTAACTCTATCGCTGGCGTAAAAGAGTTTTTCCAAGGGGCAAATGCCATAGCTGGTGAGCATCAGCGGTGGCTGGATGAGCCAAGAAGTGAAGTGCCTATCATGCTGTACCAAGACTTCAGCGGTGGCGGCACACAGATAGACCTTAAATGCTCACTACCATTACGCAATCCAATGAAGAAAGACGGCACAAGAACTTGGCGCACACCAAAGCCAAAGACAGAGCCAACTTGGATGCAAGTAATACAACAATCAGTTTATAAAAAAGCAACAGGAGAGACACCAGCATTGCTGTTTGTCACTGGGGCTGGATTTCATATAGCAACACCAGAAAATTGTGATGCGTTGTCAGAAGAAAGTCTGAACCGCGCATACAATGAGGCCGTTCAAAGCTGGGTTATTACTCAGAACTTATTGAAGGCCGCTAACGGTTCATGGCGTACACTCTTTGGTCTTGTCCAGCCGGATATGACAGAGATTGCAAGGCGGCATGGGCCATCAATCGTAACACTAGCAAAGGAAGCATGGAGAATATGATGGCAGAAATATTAGATTTGTTCGACACGCCAGCTTACAAACTGGCAAGGACACACGATCCAGCAACGAGCCACGATGCGGCAGACAGTATCAACGCAAGCCATATGGAACAGGTTGTGCTGGAAAAGATAGAGGACTTTGGCAGTGATGGTTGCATCAGCGATCAAGTGTTAGCTGCCTTGCCACACTACGGCTACAGCACTGTGACTGCCAGATACAAGCAGTTAAAAGAAAAAGGCTTTGTTAAAGTTGATGACCGCAAACGCAAGGGCAAGTCAGGCAGAGGCCAGCTTGTTATGTGGGCTACACAATACTACACACCAAGCACTAGCAATGGAGAAATAAAATGAAATTAGTTAGATCACAGAATATTAACCCATCTGAAACCTTAGAGGCTCAAGTTGGATTGCTTGATTACCTAATCAAAAATGCACCAGACACAAGCCGCATTGTCGAGTTCGGGCCAGAGTTAGCCGAATATATTTTGACTAACTTAAACCACAAGAACAGGCCGCGAAAGTCTACAAAAATTGTGCAGTATGCAAGGGATATGTCTGATAATAAGTGGCTTATCACTGGTGAGACTATTGCGTTTGGCACTGACGGTTTACTCAAAGATGGGCAGAATAGACTTGCTGCTTGCGTCAGAGCTAACAAGTCTTTTGTTACTCATGTTATGTTTGGCATAGACCCAGCAGCTTTTTCTGTTATGGACACAGGGGCTAACAGATCACACTCTGACATTCTAAGTATTATGGGTGTTCCTAACTACAATAAAGTAACTTCTTCCTTAAAGCTGTTTATGGCGTGGAATGCTGGCAAAACAAACACTGGCACTTACAGAATAACTAATGAAGATTTGCGCGAATACTATGTTTCATCAGTAGATGAAAATGCAATGCAAAGAGCAGTTAAGTTTTCTGAACAAGTATGGGGTACAACAGGCTATCCAGTAAGCACTCTTGGCGCATTGTATTACTGGGCTTCTGTAAAGGGTGAGGAAACCAAGATTGTAGAATTTTTTGAAAAGCTACGAGATGGGTATGGCAAGGCCAAGTCACCGCAGAAAGTCTTGATGAAACACGTTAATGAAATGCGTAATGATCGTTACCGTAAATTAACTAGCCATGATTACTCTGTGATGCTGGCTAGGGCTTGGTACAATTTTAAGAACAACAAATCATCCATAAAAGCTGATGTAATTGTTCACATTGATGATAACTTGCCAGCTATTTAGGGAGACAGTGATGACCAATGAAGAACACATTGATGATTTGCATAGCCAGATGGCTATCTTGCAAACAGAACACAACGAGGCATGGCAGCACGTTGACAATCTTCAGAAGCACGTTGAGCAACTAAACGACAAGGTTGCGTCAATGGAAACTGCCTTGTCTGTGTTCACACATTTGATTGCCGACAAGCTAGGCATAGAAAGGAATACACACTAATGGCTTACGCTAAGAGAAACGCCACATTGCCAGAACATCTGAGCAAGTTAATTGTGGCTTGTGGGCTAGACCCAGCAATAGATAAAGGATCAGTTTGGAACTGCCACGGCACACCTGTCATACTTCATGCTGCCCTGGAACGTATTGCTGACCATGTAAATATAGTCTTTCAGCCACCTCAAATAATAGAAGCGCAATCACAAGCAAAGATAGCTGTTGTTTGTGTTAGTGGTAGTATGGATGCCTTAACTGCTTGGTCAATAGGAGAGGCAACGCCAGCTAACAACAAGAACGAATACCCTTGGGCAATGGCTGAGAAACGCGCAAAAGATCGTGTGATTTTAAAGCTAATTGGTGCAAGCGGGTTTGTTTACAGTGAAGAAGAAGCTGACAGTCTTAAACAAGCTGGCGGTAATTACATACCACCAGAAAAAGAGCCAGCACCGACACCAACCGTCCACACTCAAAAGATGCAAGATTTTAAAACTGTTGTTGAAGAAGAAGGTAAATCTAATGAGCCTGACGAATGGGAAGCGTTGTTGCGTGAGATTGATGTTAAGATGAAGAACACCAAAACACATAAAGATTTAAAAGACTTTATGAATGGCGGTCACTTCAAAGATAGAATGGCAGCTATGCAAGCTGCTGATCCGCATAAGTATAACATTGCAAGAGATATACTTGTGCGAATGAATACTAAACTTAAACCACAGGGGTAAATTATGAGAAGATATGAAAAAGTCTGTTCAATTCGTTTGTTTAAGAATGATGAAGGCAAAGCACCGTACAGCAATAACAAGTGGACACCTTACGTTGATGGTGCAAATGCTGATGTTACGTTTCGCGGGGATCAAACCTACAGTGTCAAAGGGTTTACCAATGACGATGGCTCAATAGGAGTTAGCATTAGCAGGGTTGTCGAGTATGAAGGCGGTGACAATCCAGCCGATAACGTATCTCAAGGCGGGTTCAAGCAAGTGGCTAATACAATCCAAGGCCAGTATCACCCTAAAGAATTAGACGATAGTGACGTACCGTTCTAAGAAAAAAGTCAAGCACGTTGATAACCGTAAAGTGAATTGCGATTATTGCCAGAGAGAAATGGCGTTACATGGCGGCCACTGGGTTATCAATGGGGCTGGGCAGTTACTATGCTACAGTTCAAAGGAGAGTTGTTTTGACAAGGTGTTCAGAAATAGTAATAGAGAAAGGGATGCCGCCCAAGAAACTTACTAGGAAAGAAGCTCTGCAATCTTTGGAAATAGGGGATAGGATTTTCTGCAAAGATAATGCTGAGTATGAAGGGATTAGGCGTACATTGTATTCACTAAACATGAAATACAGATCACAAAAGATCAGAAAGCCAGACCTAGCTGGCTATGGTTTTTATATATGGAGAATAGAATAGTGGAATAAATAGGGGGGTTATGCCCCCTTATTTTTTAACAATCCCATTTACGCAAAGATTTATTAATACGGCTGTTAGGGTTACGCGCTGTTTTCTTACTGGTCAACTTCTTCTTCATACCCTTCATTCTAGCACAAAAACTTTTACGCCTAGCAGCAGCCTTGGGTGACTTCTTAGCTTGGCTCCTAGACACAGGTGGCTTGAGGTTCATACCCTGACGTTTAGCTGACGCTCTTCCTTTAGCGTTTAAACCGCCAGATTTGCTCTTGCCAGCCTTCCTTTGCCACGCAGGGGTCTTAGCCATCACTCAACGCCCTCATCCTGTCTACGAGCCTTCTAGCGCGATTAGGTACTTGTGTGTACCAACGGCTATCTACCATTTCATCAGCAGCTTTATCCCAATCCTTTGCATCAACCCCAGATTTCATGCCCTTAAAAGCACTAAGGCGAGGTCTACCCATATTAAACATCATGTTAGCAATGATATGCTGGCACTCTTCTGGAAGCTCATCAAAGTCTGGATAAAGAACCTTGCACTCATCAACAGTAACGGCAATGTCCAGAGCAAATAACTGACGCACTCGCTCTTGCTCAACAACTGTACCGACAGGCTGACCATGTTCTTCATCGTTTTCAGTAATTAAGTGACCCACGCCGCAAGTTGGCAGTGCTAAGTGATCCAAATAAATTTCATATTTGCACCCTTCATCTTCTGCAATTTCCTCACGCAAACGATCCTTGTTCATTACTTCTTCCGCTTCTTAGCAGTCTTTGCAGATTGTTTAAAATTCTTTGCTGTAGGCGCACCCTTGCTTCCAGGCTTACGCATTTTCTCACCAGAGCCAGCGGCAATGCGCTTTTTCTTGGCATGGATGTTGGCATATAAACCTTTTTTCATTTCGTTAATCCTTTTGCTTTTTCAAAACTACGCATCCCACCTAATCCCAATAAACCTAATAATACAGTCATAAGGCTATCCATGTCAAAAGCAGGATAAGGTACAGCTTCTATCCCCATGTAGGCCGTCACTACATCCATAGTTGGGAACACTAAAAAGTGAGCAAATAAAGCTAGGCTACAGCACCAGCCAACGCTAGGACGCCAGCCCGACACAAACAGATTTCTTGACTTGGCCTCTTCAGCATTTATCGCCAACTGGCCTTTCGCTAGTTCCTGTGCGTGGTTGTCTGCCATTGTCGCTAGATCGTGGGCTAACTTGTTCTTCTGATCCTTGTCCTCTATGAACTTGTCCAGTAATCCTGTCACTGGCCCTATCAACGCTTGCAACATTTTGCCTTCTCCTATTTGCTAAAGCCTGTGCCTTAGTTGTGTGATTGTGCATACCCCACATCATCTTGTTAACATCCCACCCGCTAGTTTCCGACACTCATATCTGACTGGCTTATGTGATTTCATATAACGGTTAATATCACCAGCCATCTCTAACGCTCTGGCCTTACATCTAGCCTCAGTACCAAACCACTGCTGCCCTTCCAAGACTACACATTGATCCATATTGGCTATAAAACAAGCTGTCACCAAGGCTTGCCACATTACTTAGCCTCAAGCATCAATTTTATTCTAGCTATTTCAATCTCTAATTTTTGCATCTTTGTAACTGTATCTTGTACAGATTTGGGTGGTTCAAAACCGTCTATCCAATTGTCGTTCTCTTCTACCTCGTGCATGGTCAACTCAAGATTGTATTCAAGGAAAGCAATACGTTCTACCAATCCAAAATAAACCCAAACTGATACGCCAGTAAAAGCAATCATGCTAATAAGATTGCGTAGAGGAATTGTAATTTCACTAGCCTCATTTAATCTTGTAGATGCGTTCTTCATTTGGTTTCCCCCTTATGCTCATGCCCCATCCAAATGCCAAACACACCTGTCATCACGCCCATAACTACAGATACAAACGCTGACTGACTGGCAGTGGGAACATCTAGTTCCATGAACCATTCAGCACAACGCCATGACATAACTGTAGACGCAAGCATCATACATCTAGGCAAAACTTTCCATTTAAGAAACTGCTCAACACTAATCATATAACAATCGCCTTTGCTACACTGACCATCAGAAAAACAAACAAACCTACTGCTATAACAATAATAGTTCCAACAAGAACAGCCTGTTTCATCATTTCTTCAAACTCTCTATCCTTTTGTATCTTCTTGCGTCTGGCTATAGCCTCTGCTTCCTTGGCCTCTTGGATACGCTTGGCTCTCTCAGCTATGATGCCAGCCCAAGTGCCATGACCAAACCGCATATCAACCATAGTCGCTACTTCTTGTAGCTTCTCAGCAGCCAGCCTAGCGTCAATCATTTCTTTAGCTACAGTATCGACACCAAACTGATCGCCTAAACCAGTGCCAGACTTCTTGGCTCTAGCTTGCTGCACCTGTTTCTCACCAGCAAACAGATCATCTATCTGGCTGGCTATCTGCCCAATATCTTGAGCAGTGCTAATGTTTTCTTTAATAAATTTGACGGATTGCTGGACTAACGCAATACCAGTTAGCACTTCAGCAACTACCATGTCAGCCTCGCATTACAACGCTCAAAAGCAACAAGATCGTAGCCCCCGCAGTGCCGATCATAATGTGTTCAATGCGCTTAATACGGAGAATAGTCTCTTTAAACCGTTCAGCGCACACCGCCTCATGTGTATCAACCTGAGATTTTACAGATAAAACAGTTGGCTTTGCCATTAGATTGCATCAGGCCAGTCGTTAATCGGGGCATTGCCAGTTGGGTTGCCATCGCTATCAACTGGCACATCATACAACGCCATGAAAGCAGCAAGGTCACTTGCATTAGTAATAGCTGTTCCAATGCTGTTACTGGCAGTGCGAACCGCAGCCCTATAAGTTGTGACTGTTGAAGGCACAGAATAAGACTCAACCTCTGTTGCTTTGATAACTTGCCAGTCGTGTGGAGCAAGCAGTCCAGCCGCTTGTGTCTTGGCTAGGGCTATGGCGTTGGACTTGAGGCCAAGCGTAACAACTTGATTGCCCTCAATATCTAGAATTGCTTTGCCATCAACATCAACCTCGTTAACATCTGTCAATGACCGAGGGATTAAACTGCCATCAGCGTTTCTGCCCCAGTAAAACCTGTTATCATGGGCAGCAACTTCATCTTCCCAAGTGAGGCCAATCGCAGCTTTCTCATCTGCGCTATAATTGTTCCAGACCGCAGGGTATTGTGTGCCGTCATTATCAGCCCACGCCTTGCCAACTCTAATTATTCTGCCTGAGTATTTCCACGGCATTTTATATTCTCCTAAAACGCATTACTAAATTTGAAGGGCTGGTCTGCAAAAGCGAGGTAAATATAATTACCACCGGAAGTGTTGATGTGATTATATGGGCCACGACACTTAAATCCATTTGATAGTAAGTCCACCTCAAGAGTGTCGTAATCACCTTCTGCCGCACTTGCACTTGGATGTAAATACATATCAGTTTCATTAAAGGCCGGTCTTTTATTGTCAAACAAAGTCCAATCCTGACTTCCATCAGACCATTTTATCATAACCCAAGCTGGCCTGAACCCTGTGAAAATAAACGTGCCATCTGCATTTCCGTTTCCAGTGTAGCTGCCAACCTTTGAGTAGCCATCAACTGAGTGAAACGCATAACAGATATATGTGTGTGCGGTGTTAACATAGTCTGATGCGCTAACTGA